GATGTAAACTTTAAGAACGAGATTGATACTCGTATTAAAGAACTCGAAGCTATCGAACGTGCTAGAGAAGCCAGCAAAGGTAACAGGTACAAGACTCGTACAGATAAGACCGGACAGTTCCGGGAGACTCGTAGGCTAGACGATGGAACTATCTTCCTAGAATACCAGCCTTCTCTAAAGAGTTCTCCAATACCAATTAAAATGGCTATAGATAATGGCGTAGCTGAAATAGCTATAGACCAGTTCTCCACTCAAGCCAATCGTCTCGGCATCTCAAAAGTTAGGGATGCCATGACTGCGCTTGCTGATATGTATCCAGAGATTGAACGCTTTGGAGGATATCGGCGTAGTGGTGCGGGCAAGGGTCGGGTCCAAGAAATAGCCGTCCCTGAACGTAAACTCATTGAGAGCGTTAATCGTTACATGAAACGGCGTACAGTGGGTAAAGGCTCAGAAGGCATGGCGCGTGGGTCTGGTGTAAATCCAGAAGACGCGGGTACGCTTTCTAAGTTCCGTTCTGAACGTCCTGTCGAAGACATTCTTAAAGAGGTTGCACCTGAAAAAGAAAGTCAGTCGTGGGATCAGTGGATCGACGAAGCTGGTAAGATTAAGATGACGGGTAAGATCGCCCAGAACTTAGCTATCGGTGCCGAAGTCCCTGAACTAAAAGCGGCTGAGCGTTTCCTACTTGAGTCTTCTAACCGTATCTTCGATCTGTCAAGGAAGGTTAGCGAGGGTAGGGCATCGGAACGTGACACCTATCTGCTTGGACAAGAGATTGAACGGGCACGTAATGTCTCTCGTTCTATTCAAGACGTAGTGTCGAATGCTGGTCGTATCCTTAATTCGCGGAACATCGAGGTAGCATCAGATAGAGCCTTATCGGATAACATCCGTAACATGCTACGTAACTTGGACAACGCTGACTTGTCAGATGTTAAGACTGTGCAGGATGCTGCAAAGAAACTGGCGCAAGGCACAGAACGCGACAAGAAACTAAGTATGGCGCTTGATGTCTGGACCAATGCTGTCAACTTCCCTCGTGCGATCATGTCGTCGATGGACTTGTCAGCCCCGCTCAGGCAGGGCGTGTTCCTTATTGGACGGAAGGAGTTCTGGAAAGGCATTCCTTCGATGTTCAAACAGTTCGGGGATAAAGAAGCGTTTGCTGCTGTTAAGGCAGAGATCGAGTCTCGTCCTACGTACAAATTAATGGAACGGGCTGGGTTGGATATTTCAGGCATTGGTCGAGAACTATCCAAGCGCGAGGAAAACTTCATGTCCAATTGGGCAGAGAAGGTCCCCTTAGTTGAACGCTCTGAGAAGGCATATACAGGCTTCTTGAATAAGCTGCGAGCAGACGTCTTTGACGATCTGGTGCGACAGTATAGTGAAGCTGGTATTGATCTTAAGCGTAATGATAAAGCCTTGCACGATGTGGCTTGGTTTGTCAACAATGCTACAGGTCGTGGTAATCTGGGTAAATGGACTCAGGCTGCCAGCCGTCTGAACACTGTCTTCTTCTCGCCTCGTTTGATTGCGAGTCGTGTACAGTTGCTTAATCCGGCATACTATGCAAAGCTTGATCCTATCGTAAGACGTAATGCTCTTAAGTCCTTGGCCTCGTTTGGAGGTATTGCTACGTCTGTAGCGTTACTTGCTAAGATGATGGGAGCTGAGGTAGAAGCTGATCCTCGTAGTTCTGACTTCGCTAAGATCAAGGTTGACAATACTCGCTATGATATCCTAGGTGGCTTTGGCCAATATCTTACGCTTGGTGCCCGCTTGGCTACCAATCAAAAGAAGGATATTAAGGGTGAGGTTGTTGAACTCGGTAGGAAGTATGGGTCTGACACTAGACTTGATGTTCTACTTAAGTTTGGTATCAACAAGGAAAGTCCGGTAGCATCTTTCGTTACTGACTATCTCCGTTGTAAGAATGCTATTGGCGAACCTTTCGAGGCCCGCAAAGCAGCAGTCGAACGTATGATCCCATTGTTCTTACAGGATGCTACGGACCTTATCAAAGACCAAGGAGCTAAAGGTGTTCCAATGTCTTTACCGGGATTGTTCGGTATTGGTATGAATACTTACGATGTCGATCTAGGTTATGATGCCTTTGGTCGTGGCATTAAATCTCTTCTCAAAGAAGGTAAAGAGGAGTCTGATCCAGTTATACTGGAAGTACAGCGTCTCAATACCGACGAAGAGACGTCAGTTCTGGCAGCCGCCCCTAAGAGCTTTAAGCTCGATGGAGTTAAGCACGAACTGACTGATGAGCAGCACAATGAGTGGCAACAGGTAATGGGTAAATACACCCATGAGTATCTTGCCGAAGATATGAAGTCTCAGGATTACATTAATGGTTCTGACGCTGATAAGATCGAGATCATTAAAGAAGCTCATCGTGATGCCTATGAAGACACTAAGGCTGATATGATTGATCGACTTGGCCTAAACAATGAGGGTGAATGATGAGTACGATGGAGGAGAGAATTGCTGTGTTAGAAGCTAAGGTAGAACACCTCTATGCAGGATTTACTAAACACGCGGAAAACACACGAGCCGAAGCTCAATCACTCGAAGCTAAACTAGACGACCTCCTAGCTCTTAAGAATAAGGGCATGGGGGCCGTCTGGCTAGTCACTGCCTTAGTAGGTAGTGGTATCATCGGAGTCATCAGTACCCTAATACAGTGGATAAAGAATTAATGGACTACTTAGACCAATCCCTTGACTGGCTCCTTGAAGAAGAAGGGGGTTGGTCTAATCATCCATCCGATAGAGGTGGCGCTACAATGTACGGGATAACTCAATCGACTTACAACGCATGGCGTAAGAAGAAGGGACGTCCCGCTCAATCCGTAAGGCTTGTATCCAAAGAAGAAGCGAAAGAACTCTACAACGAAGAGTATTGGAAAGCAGCTTCATGCGATAAACTCCCGTGGCCTATTAACTATCTGACGTTTGATGCTGCTGTCAACTCTGGGGTGAAGCGAGCGAAGCAGTGGTTGCAGACTGGTTTACATTGTCAGCCGGACGGCATTGTGGGCCAAGCCACCATTCAGGCGGCAGAACAGGCCGTGGCGACGGGTAATACATCTGCGCTATTAGGTATTGTAGATGCTCGAACTGTTTTCTTAGCTCGGCTAGTTCAGTCTCAACCTTCGCAAGCCGCATTTCTGCTGGGCTGGTGGAGACGGACGGAGCGGCTACTTGTACGAGCGCTTCTGGAAGGAGTGTCATAATGGGTATTCCTATAATTGGTGATGCGATTAACGCAGTTAAAGACCTTCTCTCGGAGGTCGTAGTAGATAAAGATAAGCGAGACCAAGTAAACCTCGAACTGACAAGGATACAAGACCAAGCTCAAGCGCGGCTTGATGCACAGATACAGGCTCAGATTGAGGTGAATAAAGTAGAGGCGCAGTCTGACTCCGTCTTTGTCGCTGGTTGGCGACCGGCAATTGGTTGGGTAGGTGCTGCTGCTCTAGCCTATTCATTTATTATTGGTCCTTTTCTAGGCATCTGGTTCAAAGTACCAGACTTACAGTACGACTCTTTATTACAGATCGTTCTAGCTATGCTAGGCGTCAGCGGGATGAAGACGTACGAACGAGTGAAAGGTGTTAGTCCTTATATCAATAAGACACAACCTGTCACCAAGGTTGATACGCCTGCTCCTGTCGTAGAAGAAAAACCAAAGCCTAGGCCACCAGCACGAGCGCCTTGGCAAAAGATATAAAAAAAGCCCCCTTGGATTTCTCCTTGGGGGCTTTTTTGTTAGTCCGCTATCTTATTACTAGGCAGTTCAGACGACATCGCACTGTCCTGAGGTACATGCTAACTCTTGTGAACCTGTTGTGTTATCCTCGGCTTCATAGAAACGCATATCGCTCCAATCTACCTCAGGTAACGGATGTTCTTTTATCCACGCTTCATACGCTTCTTTGCTAACCTCTTGGTAAGGGGCTTGCTTATAACTACCTCCGTCATACGGGAGGAAGGAGACTCCAGAAAGACTATCGAAATTGCGATACACCCAAGCTCCAACATCCAGCCACTCATGATCTTGGACGTTGATAGTAGCAGAGGGCTTATGTTCGCACCAATTGTCTTGGAGGTGTTTCCAAAGTTCAAGCGCACTAATCGCATCGAGTGTCTCCCTAGTTACGGAGTCTTTGGGGGCAGCGATGGGAAAGAAGAAAACAGACGTCGTAGCCTCAGCCATAACATCCGGCTCCCAATATACCCCAGCATCTTTAAGAAAGACAGTAAGAGGGTCTTTATTGTCCGACCGAACAGCTCGGATATAATAAGGGCTATGCCGAGCATGGAGACCAGAAGCACTATTAACAAGCTGGCTGACAGTGCCACTAGGTTTAACACAGGTAGTAGCAGCAGACGGGTTAATTCCCAACTTAGCTGCCCACTCGGCATTTGTTTGAATGACGATTTCCCGTAGGTTCGCAAGTGTTTCAGCACTGCTAACCAAGCTGAGGTTGTCACAAACACCTGTGAGGCTAACGCCCAATAGTCTTTCTTCATTACACGTATCACGCCATATTTTCCTTAGGTATCTAAAGTCTGTAAAAGTCGATTGGATAGTACCAAGGATTGCAGCGACTCTAGCTTTGCGCGCAAGGCTATCGAAATCGTCATTTGATCTGACAACAATCTCAGTAAGGTTACAGAATTGGAAGGGCCGAAGGATGATTTCAGAACAGGGGTTAGTGCCGAAATCATAAGAATTGTCTCGTCGTCCGCTGCGTCCAGCAATTGCTTGACACGCATAGCGTGAGAAAAACCCTGGCTCACCTGATTTACTGTCATACAAATCCTTCCATTTATCCATGAAGAAGCCAATATCAGGACGTCGATTCTCGTACACTGCTGAGTTATTAGCAAGTCTACGATGCCCCGTGCTTTCCCACCATGCCCCGTGCTTCGCCTTATTCATCCTGTCGTCGGTACAATCGAATAGCGAGATCATCGCAGAACGACGGACACCACCAACAACAACAATATCAGCGATCTTACACATGAGGTCATGACATTCAAGGGAGGTTAGCCTACGTCCTGCGGCCCCTTTAAAGAGGCTACAAGCGAACTCAAAAAGGTCGACCAAAGGTTCGGGTCCAGAAGCACGACCTCCAAAAGTTCTAAGTCTTGCGCCTTTATTCCGCACTCGACTAACATCCCATCTTGGGAGTTGACCTGCAATAAGTAAGGATACAAGCTCTCTAAAGCTTTTTGCCCATCCTTCTTTACTATCTGCAACAGTAATGATCGTATCGGTGGGTTCAAATTGCTCGCTAATTCGGGGGAGTTGATCAATGTATTTACTTTCTACAGAATAGCCTACCCCTGTCCCATTTAGAAGTATCAGCATTGCTTCATCGAAACTACGCGGGCTGTCTACAGGAAGGTAGGCACAATTATAACTACATACGTCATTTTTATCTAGGGCCGGACCAGCAGTCATAAGACTTCGCATGCTCGGTAAAACTTCAAGGAGATAGATAGCTTTGAAAAGCTCTTCCTGTGTAAGCGTGTCCAACTGTACCCTCTTAGAATAATAAGAGATTAGCCGAGATACTGTTTCGTACCACGTTTCTCTTCGGCCATCCTCCTCCCTCCATCGGGCGTATCTAGACCTAAAGATAAATTCCTCATAAAGAGACGGAAAGGGGTTGACATTCATTAATTCCTCAAGCATGCGGTAGCGGCCCTCCACTGTTTTCCTGTTTTTATATGCTGTATGGCGGCACGAGATACACCATAGAGACGAGAGAGCGTTCCGCTGTTCTCGTTACTAATATAGATTTCTCTAGCCTGTGCGTCTGTGAGTTTTGCTTGGTAGTTTCTCTCTCCGCTTTGTCTATTAAACTCCGTCCCCCCAAGTGTATGAAGCAGTTCTTTTTCTCCGGCAAAAGCGTCCGACTCTGTTAGCCCCTTCAAAACTATAACAACCCAATCGGATGGTACAAAACCTTCTTCCATTAAAGTCAGCATCCATTCCTGATGCTGTCGGTGCTTATTTCGACATCTAGTGACGTCCCACGCCCTTCCGCCAGTACCTTTACCTACATACACTGTATGACCTGTAGACGGGTGCTGGTGTGTATAAACGTAATATTTAGTTGATGACGGCAATCCCAGCCTCCTTTGCTTCCTCCGGTACATTAGCGGGTTGCAAAGGCCACTCATAAGCAAGTGGGGTAGAAAGGACGGCTTTATCACCACACCTAATAACCATAACTTGATGAGTGACTAGTCCGCTTTCTTTGTCTTGTACTAGATCAGTTGTAATATCAATACGATTGAAGAAAGTACAGAAAGCGCTAAGGACTTCCTCATCTTCTCCCGTCGCAATAAACTCTATAAGCTTACTATCAAATTTCTTACCCAATGGTTTCTCCCATTTGTTATTATTGTTATACAGGAAGAGATCAGTCTTTATTCGTAGATGATCTGATACTCGGGGTAATGCTTCTTCATAGCTACAGCAACTGCATGTTCTCCACGGGCACCCGGAGACTGTTCCCAGCCCGGAAGCATGTAGATTGCATCCGACTGAATTACCTTGTCGATATCCCACAGATAGACTTCACGAAAGTTAAAGCCTTGAGTAGCGGCGAGAGCAGCATCACCTGTGACCATACTCTCTTCGGAAAGAGTCTCACTCTCCTTCTCTGCTGGATTAAATACCGTCCAACCTTTACGACGAAGGACATAGGCTGCAGTGTTGAATGCCGGAAAGTTGAAATTCTCGTAACCAGACATCGGGCCTGCGATATAAATCTTAGCCATACACATCTCCATTCTCTTCTATTTTCTTGTCCTCATAAGGTGCTACCATTCGACGATATAGTTCTAACTTACAGCACTCAAGAGCACCAATGGCGTCGTTAAATGTCTGATACGACTTGCCCCTAACATCAAAGAAATCATTAATGTGTCGAGTAAAAATAAAGTTCAGCTCGCCTGCATTCGCAGGAAGAGCGCCTTCTTCAAGTAGCTCATATCGTTGATGCTGTTTAATGTATGGCAATCTCTCGCTCCTTCAACAAAAGTTCTAACCTCGCGAGGCTATTCCACGCTGCGTGGGCAGCATGTAGAAGTCCACTATCAGGGTCCAGAATTTCTCCTTGTCCTTCATAGGCAAGGTGTCGTACCATTGCATCAGAGTAGCGGTTAAATCCGTCGGGGACAGACTCCCATCCTTTCCAAGCGTATTTACTAGCTCCGAAAGCGGAGACTGAGGCAACAGCGCCAATTGCCCTAGGGAAGTAAGAAACTGCCCCCCGATATATTGGAGCCTTTCCTCCGTCATACTTGATCGCACCTGAGCTAATTTGTGACGGATCGTCATTCGTATATTCCTCAACCTTATTGTTCATCGTGAAACTCCTCGGCCTCTTGGCCCAGCCAGAAGTAGTATAATTGTTTATCGGCCATAGGTCATTATCTCCTCTAGGAAATCACGCTTTTCTGCAATCTCATCAGTCAGTGCGTCGATTAAATCTGCTGTTGAAATATCGAGGAGTTCCGCCAACTCGTACCCCTCGAAACGATCTATCAATTTATTACGGAACTCCTCGTCCATTCTTATTTCACCTTCGTTCGTACGCCTTCGGACCAACTGCCGCACGATTGACACTGGACCCGTTGGATGCGATAATGCTTTGTCCGTCGATAACCGCGACTTTGTACGTGGTTGGAACCGCAAGCACCGCACTCTTTCTTAGTTGCTCCCATGTGTGGATGGTTCTTGATAAATGGTCGGACACGTTGGTAGAGCTTCTCAAGAAGTCGGACATCTTGGATACAGTACCGACGCATCTTCGCTTTCGCCGTCTCTTTGCCATTCATTACATCCTTCCAAAGGTTGAACCCTTCGTGTTTTACTTTACCACCTACCGAGAGAAGAGGGCCAATATAGGCCAGACGGTTCATTACGAACCCCATCTTCTTCACAGTCTTCAAGACATCAATAGATGTAACAGGAGGGGGTGGCGTCAAACCGGCTAGAAGGATTTCGCCCAAAATCTTCGGTAGATCATAACGATCACCATTATAGGTAACGACAGCATCCGCTTCGTTCAGAAGATCAAGAGCAGCTTGAGCCATCCCCTCTCTACCATCTTCCCACTCGGAGAAGAATAGAAAGTCTTTAGAGCCTGACCACTTAGCGCAGAAACAGAGCATACCTCCGTGGTCAATTAATTGATCGGGCGAGATGTTCTCATCCCACATCCTCCAGACATAAGCAGTCGCAGGCTTCCACTCAATATCCAGCAGGAGGATTTTCTCATCATGTTTGTTCGTCATTATCTTTATTTTCTCCGAACGTGTGTACACAGTAGCTTGCTATCTGCTGCTCCATGCGGTTGATACTACGAGGGGACCTACCCTCAAACCACTCCTCGTCCTCAAGCTCTTCAAAGACAGCAGCGACGATCTCAAGGATCGTTTTCTCTTGCATTGTCCACCACTCCTTATCTCGACCAAAGCCGATAGGTTCTGTTAAGGTTTCTAGGATAGGAATACGATCTTCACTATCGCTACGACCAAGACCATCCCCTTGTCCTACAACTAAGTCTGGTTCGTAATCCCAATCATCGTAGTCATCCATACCACCATTCCTCAGGAAT